CCATCTCTCCGTTGATTTGTGATGGGTCAAAACCGGCAAAGTTTTTTGAAAGCTCCCCAATCGAGGTCCCAACGTCTGACATTGTCACACCAGATCTTACTAGTTCTTTTGACACATCTTTTATTTGAGCTTGGGCACCTCCAATATCAAAACCAGTGGCAGCTCCAAAAGCCTTACCGGCTTGATCTAATTCTCCGGCTAATTTAATTGCTTCTTGGACCACGGATGCCATAATTCTCTCAATTGAAAACATCTCCATTACCATTGACCCCAATGCTCCACCAAGGCCCTGCTTACCAGATACATCATATGCTTTGCTTAAAGCATTTACCACTTCAATTGATTGTCCTACAACCGTATTTCCAATATCGGCTGTCAGTCCAAAATTAGAAGCTACCTGTCCAGAAATTTTGGATACTTGATCTTGCGCATCTTTTAGACCCTTGGTAGCCATCTCCGCTTTTGCAATGGATTTTGAAAGGTTTGCTACAGACTTTGGATCCTTAGGATCAAAAGACATTACTGCCGCAGCAATTTCATCCCTGTATTTTTTAGCGTAACCCTGCAACCCTTTCATTGAGTCTGTAAAATCACTTAATTTTTCAGCCTCCTCGGCTGTTAATGCGGTGCCTTCTTTCTTCTTATCTACGATACTTTGCAGTGTTGCGTCATAGCTCGCAGTCATACCTATTAGATCTGCCATTGCTTTTTTTCTATCCGCAGCTGATTCTTCAACATTTCTTGCGTGTGCTAGAATTTGCTTGCCTATAGCCTTCTCAGCATCCAACGCCGATGCAAGGTTCTTAGTATACTCAGACATCATAGCATTTCGTTCAGCCATCGTATCGTTGATTGATTTCTCGAGGGCTTCTGCCTCTCTGATAGCCTCGTTTATACTAGCTAGCTCGTTGGCCTTTTTTTGTTGTTGACTATTTGTTTCTTCGTTTGACAATCTTTGGTCCTCACTAATAAGAGTAATTAGTTAAAAAAAAATAATGCCCACCGGTGTGGACATCATCTTCTTGCCTTTTGAGATTCTTTGGCTTCTTTTTCGTATTCTTTTATGGTACGCTCAAGCCACCAAGTCCTTAGACCTATAGGTAAATTATATAATTCATATAGAGACCATCCGCCATAGTGTTTAAGGGTGAAGAAAGTCTCATAGACTCCCTCCATATACTCTTCACTCAGGCCAAAAAAAGTCCGCTCCAAATGGAACGTTAACCTCCTGCTCATGCCCACACTCACGACATTCAAAATGGTTTCTCACTTTGACATCGGGTGAAATTAACATGAAACAATCTCTCAAGAACTTAGAATCGGTAGCTACCATGTTATCGACAACATGGTTAATTACTTTCTGGTCTTCATAACCATTAAAAGATATGACAAATCTTTTCATTTGTTTGGTGACAAGATTTTTCATGGCACCTCCCTTATTATCTTTGATCATATCTAATTCGTCAAAACCCATTAATGGTCTGATCTCTGCTTTAATTTTCGAAAGCGGCATTGTGATGATAAATGTAGAATTTTCTGTAATTTGAATTATATCGGTATCGAAATTGTCTCCATGAAATACTTCATGTTTCGACAAATCAAACACACACTTATTTTGCTCTCCACAATTTGGGCAATTTAATTTAGTTTTGTAGTCCACACCATAAGCTGATGTTCTGCCGTAGATCATGATTGCGTTTCTATCTCCGACATATAAATGCTCAGGACTTATAGACTTATCTTTAATTAAATTGGAAATGAGTCTGTCAATTGCCAAGCCTTTCTTCAAAAGATCCCTGTTTGTTAGGATGTCTTCGTCCTTGGCTGTCATGTACCGAATCTCAATTGAATCCTTGTCTTTCAAAGGATGCCCTTCTGGATATCTTCCCATGGAAGGGAGAGAAACCCATTCCGTTGGAGCGACAAAGTCCATAGGGTTTTGCATTTGAGGGACATCTTCGCTTGGTTTGGGCTTGTGCCCTCCAAGAAGTCTCTCGTCATTGTTACGTCTCATTTAAACTCCATTTTTTTGTTTATTTTTTTTATTGTTTAGCGCCAAAGGCAGTAATACCGTCGCCGCCTGTACGGGCATAATCATACTGTATAGTTAGTTTGTATTCAATTAAATCATCTTCACTATATGATAGGGTGTCACCCCAAGATACATCTTTTAAAATAGCGTCATGTAGCGTCCATACCTCAACAGCCTCTCCGGCACCATTTACTTGAGTTATTGTAATATTACCAAGAGCTGCGTTGGAGGTCGACTTAGAAGCCGTTCCGCTCCCACCATCAGCGCCACCCACGGACTTACCATCGGGATTTGTAAACCCAGAACTTTCAACCAGGCTCGTGAAGAAGTTAGAAGTTTCGCTTTCGATATTATCAACAAAGGCAATCTCGACATCATCCCACTTTCCAAGTCCGGGGTACTTGTAAAAGTGGTTGATCATTTTGTATTCTTTATTATCAAATGTTAGCTTTGGTTTCGTAACAGACTTTACAGTGTAGTATGCCTTGTTATTGATTGCAACAATGAATCTAAACTTTCTCTTTGGTTCTGTTGCCTTGTCAAGCCACCACATTTATTACTCCGATTCATTCCCAGCTGAACTTGCATCTGTTTTGAAGAACTCACTCTTCGCACTTATGGTGTCTGTTGCTTTGGTAGAATTAGTGCTAGTTGTTAAGTCGGCCCAATCATATCTAATTTCCATTTCCATCTCGGTAATGTCGTCACTAGAATAGTCTAGATCTCCCCATTTGAAAGATTTGATAAATGGATTGTGCAATGTCCATGTTTCTATTGCTACTCCATCTCCATCTAATTGCATAATTTGAATAGAACCTATAGAACCAGCCGCCTTGCCTTTTGTCATTGATACTAAGTTTTCATCTGGTGCTTTCGGAATTACATAGCCGGCAGCCTCAGCTAGAGCGGCCATTTGAGCACTTGTGGTTATACTAGTATCTACCGGATCTACAAGTGTTAAGGTGACAGGTTGCCACTCTACTCTCCCGGGATAATAAAACTTATGATTAAAAAAGACGTGTTCCGACTCTGTAACAGTAAAGTTTGGTTTTCCAACTTTTTTTGCAACCCAAACCTTTCCCACCGAAAGTCCTGTGAATATTATTTCGAATCTAAAATTTCTCTTAGGGTCTTTAGTGTCAGAGTTAGCACTCTCGCTCCAAAATGATGACATAATTAAATAGCTCCTATGTTTTTAATAATTAGTGGATTAAACAAAATCCGCACCTGTTCTTGTAATAATGAAATCAACGACGACATATTCAATAGCTCTTGCCGGTTTGACAAATATTTTCGCATACATAATGTTTCTATCAACCAAGTCAGCAGTCGTTGTTGTTTCATCTAAAATCAGTTTATAACTTGAAAGTCCGAATCTAGCTTGAGTAGATGAGAGAACAGGCTCCACTTGTGACTTAAATCTTGCCCAAGTTGAATTTAAATTTTGATCAAACAAAAGATTTCTAGAGATCTTTGACACTTCATGTTTTAAAAATAACAATAGGCGACGGACATTGATCCTGTCTAAAGCAGAGTTGTCTGCTTGTAAGGTTTTCTGTCCGAAAATGACAACACCCTCAGCAGGAAATGTCGCAATTGGATTAATATTTACTTCGTACAGCAAATCTCTTTCTTTAGAGTCAAGACGTTGTCTCGCTTGAATGACTCTTGGTCCTCGAGAACCACCTAGAGACCCCAAACCTCCCCTGTTAAAGCCTGCTGGAGCAAACCACACGTCAGACTGCGCCTGTGACTTTGCAAACGCTCCTAGGCCACCTACAGAGGCTGGGAGCCATACAAGTTGACCACCGTTAAGATTGTCGGCAACTTGAATTGAAGGATAGAAAGTACATGCATAGGAAGAATTTAGATTTCTTGTCTTAAGATTCGTGATTGCATCTGTTACATTACCTAGTCTATTTTGAGCGGTGTCATTCAATTCTACTCTTGGGCGATAGTCACCTTCAATGTCAATGATTGAGAGAACGTCTTTTCTGCTCTCTGCAATGTTGATAACTTTGTTCGTGATAGAAGGTTGAAATACACCAGGTACAATTAGTAAATTAGCAGGAACAACTTCGGAGTCAGAAATTGAATCCAATGCTTTAGAGATTGAATAATCAACGTAGCTGTTTTTGCTATCAATTGTGTCAGATGTGATGAGTTCATTTCTTAAAGGTTCCATCTCTTTAATGTCTAAACCTTCAGATCCTCCAAATAATGGCATTATAAATTGTCTTACATTTGCGTCTAATAGTTCGTCAAAACTTTTGCTTTTTGAATAAGAGTCTGAAGCGACATAGTTTCCTTCTGTCCATGACCAATCTCCAGTGACTGTAGAGCCAGATACATCGTCCAAACTAAATGTGAAAGAATATTCAAAATTGCTGTTTGCCGGTGTATGAGTTCCTTCTTTTCCGAGGCCCATTCCTAAGACACGAGTGTAATCTACGAAGTCTGGATCGTGTTGATTTGATTGTGCGGAGATCTTTGGACGAACTCCCCAATAAACTCTAGCTTGATCAGCTGCTCCACCATCAGAACCTAAGTCTCTCATTTTCATTTTAGGAAATACAAATTTGGCTGTTGTAACGGTACCTAAGTCAGCAAAAGCTGTGATGGCACCATCTTGACCCTTGAATAAAGCAGATGAATTGGCCTCTTGCACCACAGAACCTGTAAAGTCTGAGGCGAGATCTAAAGATTTAGCCTCCGCATCACCGGTAAGAAGTGCAAATCCCTTTGGTCTAACAGGTCCGTAGAAACCAGCAGGCAAAAATCCTTGTCCACCACCGTTTGCAATGTTTTCATTCATTTCAATATAAATAATATTAGATTGATTTTGGAAGTCACCGAAGGTTCTATAACGTTTGTCTGTGTCATTCCATTCTTGGAATTGATCTCCAATCCTTGCAGCAACATAATCAGGAGATGAAGGATTTAAGTTACATCCAGTATATCTCTCTATTGTATTGCCTGCAACGTCTTTAATGCAAACAGTGAAGCTTCCGTAAGCATCAACGGCAGGATTAGAAGGTGACGTGATTTGCTCGATTGCAATCAAGTAATTTCTTTGGATGTCTTCGCCAACATGTAGAGATTTAAACCTGAACAATTTCTGAGAATTTTTAGCTTTCTGAGAAAAAATCCATCCAGACTTAGCTTCTCGTGCTGAATATCTGTGATAACCCCAGTTGCTTGCGGCTGTAGCTCCGGTACCTAAAGGTAAAAGAATTGCGTATGTTGCTGCAGCATCTGCTGTTGAAGCAACGTTTGCGTCTAAGTGAGTTAAGTAAGATTCTCCAAGCCAATAAGTCTTTAGATCATCGGTAGCAACTGTTGTTGTATTCGTAAGTTGAGGGTTTGTGTTAAATTGGTTTCTTATGTATCTTGGATTATTTCTAGAAAAGTTAAATTCTATTTCTTCAGTAACTTCTCCGGCAGCATCATGCACCGCTAACTTAAATTCTCTGTTTGCACCAACAGATTCAATTAAAGCTCCGGCTTCAACTTGTCCCGCTTGATGACTATCGGCGATCGTTCCAGATAGTGCTAGAGCTCCAGTCACACAGTAAAATACAGCAGCTAAAGAACCGTTTGTTCCCACGCCAGCCGTTGCAACTGCATTGATCACGGTCGCGTTGGCGAAGCCAAGGTTGGACGGTGTAACATCACCGGTGTCGTCTCCATTTCTTCCAATTCCACCAAATTGATTTTCAGCCCCAGCGTGAGCAATACCAAATGCTTCAGCCGTACTTGTATTATAAATTTTAAGCGTAGCACCTTCGTTATCAACAGAGATGTTAGAAATGTCACCGCTAGCGATGGCCAAATTTATTCCTTTTTCGATTTGAGCCATAACTTGAGTAATAGTTCCACCACTTGAATTACAACCAACAGTGATAAGTGGAGTGTCACTCCCAGTTCCACCATCTACCACTCGTGTCGCAGCGGCTGTAATATCAACAGTTTCGTCAAAGACGATCTCAAAATTAAGACCATCACCTGCTGCTGCTGCAGACGGAGTGATTGCGCTTGCTCCTGTTCCTCTAATAAATCTTAATTTTGAGTTTGTTCCTGGTGTGGAATCTCCAATGGTATCGGCATTGAATCCACCACCTGCATTAAGAGTTACAGAATTTAACGCTCCTACGTCGCCTTCATCGCAAACAAAAAGTCCGTAAGCAGTTGAGTTATCACCGGTTGCAGCAATTGCGTTTGCACCAACTTGCCAACCAGCATAACCGGCAGGGTTTGCTTGAGAGTGTTGCTCTCCGGCAATTCTAACCATTGTTACAGGAGATTCTTCAGATGCTAGCCAAGCTTGAGCAGCGTACGAAGCATAGGTAGGGCCAACGGTATTACCTTCTCTCCATACGTCTCCTTGTGTTCCGTTTCCACCTGCGACTGGAAGTCCAAA